ACATGAAAGACAGATATACATTATACACAGAACCTAATGGAGATCGATGGATTTCCGCTCCCATAAATGGGGGAGACATTGGTGATCTTTCTGATATCGTGGAAGAACTCAACATGCTTTACAATAAAAACAAAGCATATGCAAAAATAATTGAATCATACGAGAAAAGACTTGACAAATCGGAATCTCGTGATTAAATACTTACTCAATCGCGGGATGGAGCAGTGGTAGCTCGTCTGGCTCATAACCAGAAGGTCGTCGGTTCGACCCCGACTCCCGCTACATAAAGCGTCCTTGATGTAATGGTAACATGCCTTCCTTCCAAGTAGGTTACGTGGGTTCGAGTCCCACAGGACGCTCCCAAAAATAAAAAAACTTGAAAAAGTTGAAACAAATGCTAAATACTAATAACAACATGAAATACGAACAATATAATCAAGAGAAGGCAGCGACACCGAATAGGTGGCGGCGTGAATGATTGTGTTTTAGTGCATATTGAATTTCGCGCCTCATCTGAAAAGATGAGGTTTTTTATTTTAGAGGTGAACGAAGCAACCTGAATTGCTAGAGAGTGGTGAAAGACTAATAGAGAATGTTGAAGTATATTTTTATGGGATTATAATTCAATGGTAGAATAACTCCCTTTTAAGGAGTAAGCTGAAGGTTCGAGTCCTTCTGATCCCACCATATAGATAGCAACGCACTAGGTGTGCGACAGGACTGTTAATCCTTGTGAGTTTGGTTCGAATCCAAGGCTATCTGCATATGCTCTTATCGTCTAATGGTAGGACGTTTCCCTTTCAAGGAAAAGACACGGGATCGTAACCCGTTAAGAGTGCTATATGCCGTGATCCCTTAGTGGTCGATAGGGCTTGCCTTGTAAGCAAGATGCGTATGCACACCGTCAGTTCGAATCTGACTCATGGCTCATAATTAATAAAAGAGCTTGAAAAATGTTTCCAAGCACTAAATATTAATATGAAAAGATGGTATCAAGAAGAAATTGAATATGTTAAACAACTTGCCAAAATGGGGGTGAGTTATACCGACATAGCGCAGAACTTAGAAAGAACAGCAAAAAGTGTTCAGGAAAAAATGAAGAAATTGGGATTTGTTTATAATGATTTTTATACAAAACCACCCAAAGCATTATGTCTCAATTGTGAAGGTGAGATACTAAACGATGGTTTAATATTTTGCTCACACTCTTGTTCAGCCACATATAATAATAAAATTAGATCATCTAAAAAAGAACCTATATATTGTAAACAATGTGGTGATAGTATAACTAATAAAAATTCTTCCAAATTTTGTTGCAAATCCTGTGAACAAAAATTTAAAGCAAATGAGCGTAAAGAATTGATTTTGAAAGATGATAACTCCCTCCCATCAAATGCCTATAAAAAATTTTTAATCGAAGAATATGGCGCGAAATGTATGGAGTGTGGGTGGGATAAAATAAACCCATCTACTAATAAATGTCCTATTGAACTTGAACATATAGATGGAAACTCATCTAATAATCATCTAAATAATTTAAAATTAATTTGTCCGAATTGTCATAGTTTAACACCCACGTATAAAGGATTGAATAGAGGTAATGGGCGACATAATAGAATGGATAGATATAAAAGTGGGAAGAGTTATTAATAAATGTGTTACCGCCAAAGTTGGAGAGTTGGGAATGACTGTAAATCATTTGCCTTCGGGCTGAGTAGGTTCGAATCCTATGTAACACACCATATCGGGAGTTGATGTAACTTGGTAGCATGAGGCATTTGGATTGCTTTCGTCAGAGTTCAAATCTCTGGCTCCCGACCATTTTTCAACGGGTCATTAGCTCAATTGGTAGAGCGGCTGTTTTGCAAACAGCGGGTTGTGGGTTCGAGTCCCACATGTATCCACATTTTTTCAAACAGCTATGTAGTGTAATGGTTTAGCACTGATGGTTTTGATCCATCCAGAGTATCGGGTTCAATTCCCACCATAGCCGCCATTTTATATTAAATAATATTATGATTACATTTTCAAAATTTTTCGAATTGTTTTTAGAAAATTACAATGAAGTTCGGATATACAATAGTGTGGTGCGTCTCCCCATGGATAAACCTTATGGCTTCTGGATGGATAAACATGGTAATTTCGCAGTCGTCAAAGGTGGAATGGGAGCGCATGAAAAAATTGGTAATTTGATTTTGGATCAACTTGGTATAGATTCAGGAGGAAGTGTGTATGAAACATTATTTGAAAATGGTTGGGTTCGTGTCATGTTAGACAGGGGTAAAACATATTATGAGATTCAACATGGAAGAAGATTAACTCCTATTCAAAGACGTAATTTATCTTTTATTAACGAATTCTACGAATTAAAAGGAGTTGAAGAAGGTTAATATTTTTATGAGAACATTTCTAGAATCCTTTTATGATATCCAAGAGCTATCTCCGAATAGTAAGCTACAGGATATCTTGAATACTCACTATCTCAAAGTCTATCGTTCATCGGCTCGTCCCAATAAGAGTGATTATACTTCAGGTTCTCATGCAGGAACTAAACAACAAGCTCTAATTCGTGCCGATTATATGATCAATGATGAAGGAAAATACGACAAGTATTATCTTTATGAATTGACAATTCGAATTGATAAAGTGTATCCCAAGTTACTATCTGATGATGGAACAGATCATGGATATGATTATGTAAAAGATTTAGGTGATTATGATATTGCTTTCTATAAAAATACAGGAGAAGGTGATATCAGAAACGAAAATCTTTCCATTATCATCATCAATCCTGATAGCGTGGTTGAATCTAAAATGGTCGAAGAGATCGATGGAGAGTATTTAACAGCAATGCAGGACGAATTATATTAAATAATAATATGAATTTTCAAGTCCAAGAACTTTATGAATCTGTGTTGATCACAGAGATGAATCAAAAAGTTATTAATTATCTCGAACAACACACAGATGAATTACCTTTCGATCATATTTTTGGAGACAAAATGCGGGTAGCATTTCCTATTGGAACTGACATCACTGCGCAAAATATCATTGATGATTTACGTAGAATTAAAAATTTTGATAAAGTCGATCTTAAAAAAGGAGAAGTCATCCGTAAACTCAAAATCGACCCAAAATATGGAAAGGGAGATTATCAAGAACAAAAAATTAATATAGGTAGAGCTATCTCAGCTTTGAAAATTGTAGAAGATAAAAAGAAAAAATATCTCGATTGGTTTGCTAGATATAAAGATAATCTCGAAGCAGCTTTTGAGAAACCTGAATATGTTGTAGTATTGTCTCGTTCTCCGATTGATGTTGTGCGTATGTCTGACCATCGTAATATATCTTCATGCCATTCCCAAGGTGGTTCATATTTCTATTGCGCCATTCAAGAAGCGATAACTGGTGGGGCAGTTGCATATGTCGTCAATGCTCAAGATTTTGACGAATTGACGGAGGAAGAATTTCAAAATGATGAAATTTTTGTCGATCCTGATCGTGGAGTGAGAGGAGCTGGTTATGGTTTAAGACCACTTTCCAGATTGAGAGTTCGTCGATTAGAGGATGATGAGGGTAATGAAGTGGCGATACCCGATACTAAAATATATGGTAATCAATCGATTCCAAACTTTTACAACTCACTTAAAAATTATCTCCAGAATAAACAATCTATAACTGCTGGTGATTTTACAGGGCAATATGAGAAAAGAGGTGGGACTTATTACGATGATCAAATCGAAGAATTGTTGGGTAATTACTTCAGCGATGAAGATAACAAATATTATCACCAAGACTTCCCCCGTGTGAAGCATAATCGAGATGATGATAGAGGAGAAACCAGACACAATGCTTTGAGTATTGAAGATGATTTGAGAAATATTAAAGATCGATACGAGGGTCAAATGACTCATAGTAGTGCCGATTATTATATATTCGACGATGATGATGATAGAAGTTATTTCGATATGTCAGGTTATTCACAGTTAGATATTTCCAAATTTAATTTACCTGATGATATTGATATAGAAATTGAAGATGAATATTCTATTAGAAAATGGGTGGAAGGAAATTATGACGATAATTACGAATACTCAGCACTAATCCAGTATTTAAAAGATGCTTCTGAAATTCAAATTTATAGAATTGAAATGGATAATCAGTCTATCAAAATAACATTTAATGATCAGGAAACATCATCTGATCCAGATAATTTTGATTATTTTTGTCGAAATATGAAAAGATTCGATGATAAGATAGATGACATGCTTGATGATGAAGACGAATTGTTTGAAGTATTCCTCACTGCTGGATTTATAAAGCCAGCCGAAATTGATGATAAAAATTTCACTATGATCAAAAATTATATCGATTTAGAAGAGGAGCCATTTACTCATTTATCCATATCTGGTCATGATATTAGAAAATCATTCACTGTGAAGTTTCCAAACAGGATTTTCGTTATGCAAGGTGATGATAATGCTATTAGAGATATTAAAGGATATATCGGAGAATCTCATGTTAAACGTGTATTAAACGATATTATCATTAATTTAGCAAGAGAAACTTTCAAACCCGAATCAGACGAATACGATACCGCACAATTACAGTTTGATAAATTTTTCGAATCTTATACAAATCCTTTAGATGGTATAGATTATTCATTATCGTGTAACCCACATGATAATTACGGTAATTTAGAAATTAGTAATATGAGATTAAATTTCCCAAAAATGGATAACAGAAATTATCAATTCGTTGAATTTTTAGATGATATGTATCTACATATCATCAACACATTCAAAGTGTGGGTATTAAATATTTTAAAATTTACTAATAATTCTAGTTTCGAGGCATTAGCAAATCAATATAACTATAAACAATTATACAAACTATATAATAAATACCTATGAAAAAATTCCATAAATTATATCGTCAACTCATGCGCGAGTATGTGGAAGACTTCGATCAGAAATGGGACAAAGCTGTTTCCGAATCGGAGGAGCTTCAGGTAGCTCTTGATTTGATGAAAAATATCAAAGCAAAATTAAAAGGTGAAATTTATATCGTCGGTGGTGTTCCTCGTGATTTGCTCATGGGTAACGCAATTGATGATGTGGATTTGGCTACCAATATTCCTGTAGAACAATTGGAGAAACATTTTGAATTGAGAAATATTTCTAAGAACGATTCTCAACCAGTCTATGCTATCCTATGGAAAGGATATGTTTATGATTTGGCAAAATTTAGAACTGATTCTGGTGATATTGGTAGGCAAGCGAATGTCTCAACTGAGACTGATTCCTTTCAAGCTGATACGGAACGCAGAGATTTAACAATCAATTCTTTCGGGTTGGATGAGAATGGTAAGATCGTAGATTATCAAGGTGGTCTGGATGATTTGAAAAACAAAATCGTTCGTGCTGTGGGAGATGCCAAGAAGAGATTCATGGAAGATGCTACAAGGATTCTTCGCGTTTTCCGATTCGCTGCCAAGATGGATTTTGAAATTGAAGACGATACTAAAAAAGCAGCAATCGAATTGAAATATTTGCTTCAAGATCCGAAAGCTATTTCCAAAGAAAGTATCTCAAAAGAATTTTACAAGTCTGCCAAGACTGGTAGAACTCTTGCCAATTTCTTGAAAAAATTACAAGACACCAAAATTCTCCATGACATTCTTCCTGAATTTACAGAGATGGAAGGTTTCGATCATGATCCACAACATCACCCTGAAGGAGATTCTCAAGTATTGGGACACATCTATGAGTGTCTGAATGCTTCTCCCTACAAAGATCCTATTATTAATCTTGCTGTATTATTCCATGACTTTGGAAAAGCTACGACTAGAGGGAAAAAAGATAATGGATTTAGTAGCTATCATGGTCACGAAGCTGCTGGTGTTCCCATTGTCGAAGGGATATTTGAGAGACTAAGATTCAATGAATTGTCTCAACAAGATAAAAAGAATATCTTAGCGGCAGTGGATAAACACATGCTCGTTCATAATCTAGACAAACTCAATATTAAAACACTGACTAGACTGATCCAAAATCCTGCATGGGAAACTATCAAAGCAGTTGGTTATTGCGATGAAGCATCGAGAGGCTCTGGTCTTTTTGATGAAAAAGAATTTTGGGATAAAGTTAAAAGAGCAGAAGAAAAAGTATCCAACATCGGTGGATCGGAAGATGAAACAAGAAAACGTCTCAAGCAATATTTCAGTGGAAATAAATTGATGGAATGGTTTCCAGTTCTCATCAAAGATAAATCCAAGTTCAAAGATATTACAGCAGCACTACAAGAATATACTCTTGAAGAGTTGAATGCTGGTAGAGAACCAGATGATACGGAAATGAAGACAATCGTTGCTGGTATTCTAAAGAAGAATCAATTTAATGAATGGTATAATTATTACCAGAAAAATTAATCTTTGTGCCATTTCTCCATCTTGGAGTAATATTCTGGATCTTCTTCCACATGTTGTTTAGCAATCGTTTTTGCTAACTTCTTTCCTAACTTTGTTTTTCTCTTAGAAGGATTGATATGCTCTTGTTCTACTTCTTCCCCTTTGGAAACCTCTGGTTTAGGAAGATCTTTTTTCTCTACTTTCTTGAAGTAATCATTAAAGAAATCTTGGAATTTTTTCATATTATTAGTGTTCAGTGTTCTCGCTTAATTTTTTACGATATCCATATTCAGCAACAGATGGGTATCCACCTGTAACGTGTTTAACTTCTAATGGATCAACTCCTCTAAATTCCCACACCACTTTTTTCTCAAATGGTGTCATGTTGAATCCAGTATGCGCTCTCATTAGAATATCAACAATCTCATCATGTGACAATTCTGGATAGATTCTACTCTTCAATTCTTTAATTTCACCAGAAGAAGAATCTCTATAGGTGTCTCCATCATAATTAAATTTGGAAGAATCGGAAGCAACCCAAAAAAGATCAGTTGCTTTAAAACATTTTTTTAATTCTTGGATATATTCAGGGGTGATATCTTTTTCTCTACACCAGAAAGCGATGACTGAGACATTTTTTTTAAGTGTTTTACTTTCAATACTTTTCCAGATTCTTCCTGATTGACTTTTTATTCTCGTTTCTCCCATCGCTTGAGAACGTTGGTTCTGATTGTAGAAATCTAAATCAGACTTATTCATTTTGCCACACACTTTAACATCATAAGACTTCAACACATTTTTAGTATTATCAGGATATTGAAGTGCTTCTTTCAACCCATTGAAAATGAATAAGTGAGTTGCTCCAGTGTATAGGATAACATTTCCAATTTTAGAAAAAGCATAACCATCGGAATGAGCATAAACACCACCGTCAAATTTCAAAGAATCGGGATTGGATTTGTTCGATGGAATTGTGACATTTTCAAATAATACAACACCTCTGGTAGCTGCACGTTCCTCCAGAATTTTATTATAAAGTTCTCTGATGTTTAATTCGTCTCTCATGTTAGCCAAATTTCTTCTGTTTGTTTAAATTTATCTATCAATGTTTCCAAATTTTTAGATTGAAAATTACAATCAATCATGGTCTTTACAGTGTGCCTATTGTTGTTATTACAGAATGATAATTTGTAATTCAAATCAGCCATTTTAGGCTCGTGTTCAACGATCATCAGGAATGTATCATACATTCCTGATGGAAGGGGAATTGGATCGCCTGTAAAAATAACTTCCACTCCATCACTATTTGGAGCATTACTCATATATTCTTTAGGATAAATTACTATCATCGTGCTAATTTCATGTAAACAACCACTGTTTCAGCATTTCGGTCAATGTTGCCATCGTCGTCAAGAGAATAGGAAATACCATTGAACACTGGATAAGGCATTGTATCATCGTTTTTATCTTTGTCAATAACAAAACCATTTCGACTGTAGAGTCTGAATAATTTTTTTGGTATGATATTGCCATCACCATCTTGTTCCGCAAAACAATCCAAACGTCTAGCACCATTTTTAATAGCACTTTTTACTGCCGCATCTCCCGAAGATTCTATGCCAGAAAAAACCGAAACCAATTCATCACCCTTTTTGATGCAATATCCGCTGGTATTGTTTGGTCCGATAAAACATTTCATCTCTGCGTATTCTTCGGGATCATAAATGGTGATGTTATTTTTAATATCTTTAAACCATTCATGTTCTTTATGTTCGGGGTCAGCACGTTTAGTATCCGATTCCATGTAAGCATTGATGATTTTATAAAATGATCTCCAATCAACTTTTTTAAATTTTTCAGAATCTTCAGGTGTTAGTTTTCTACTGATTTTTAATTGTTCAGGAGATAATTTACCAATGTCTGAGAATGCTTCCCAGAAAAAATTATAGAATGTCTTCATTTTATTATTTAATAAAAATTTTCAACTATCTAGGTATTTGTCAATCACCATGGTGAAATAATCCGCAAACCAACAAATAGATGATGCGTAAAATCCCCAAAGAGGGATTAGGAAAGGTGTGCCTGACCAGAACATCCCAAAGAAACATCCTACCCAAAATCCGAGACACATGCAACACTTAAATAATTTTTCAAAGAATTTCATTTCAGTCAAACGATCTCGAATGGGATTTAGAATTGATCCGTATTTCAGGATCAGACAAGCACCAATTAATACAAAAGATTGAAACCAAAGACTCATCCTAGAATAAGTTTTTGGTCATCAATCGTTTTCACACCATCTGAAATCAGGAGTGCTTCTTCTTTTCTCACGATAATTTTATTACCAAAATCATCTGTGATTTCTACCATACCGTCTGTAAGTTCTGTGACTACTGGGCAACTTTTCCCTTTACAACACAACTTAACACTATTATTTGTTAATACTTTAATCATAACAAAATTATTTATCCAAAGATTTGAGAAATCAATGATTTTCTCTCTTTCAAATTATAAACAAATACTTTCAATCCTTTATTTTTAGAATAATCAATCATGTGTTTAGTGCCTTTCGATCCCCCATCCCACACAGCTACAAGAGCATCTGCATAGTCACCCATTTCCTCATTCCTACGTGGTCCTGCCGATTTTCCAAATTTTTTCCAATCAGCAGGGAATTTTTTAATAGGGATATTGTTTTCTTTAGCCCATTGTTCTCCCATGGTGTCAACACCACAAGCTTTGCCTGAAACCACTTCAGTTATTTCAGATGACCATGGACATTCTTCCATTGCTGAAAGAATGTCCTGATATTTATTCACATCGCGTGAACCAGCTATAATACAGCGCATATTAATAACCCCATGCTTTCAGAGTATGTTCGAATGGATTACCGTCAATGTTTTTCACAAGCTGTAGCATTTCGTCAGCAATTTCGTGAATTTCTTTTTGAGCATGTTCGCTGCGACGAAGCTTGATGAAGTTGGCAAAAGAACGCATGTTGAACATAACGTCTCCTTCAATTTGACTGTTGTAAGTCTTGAAGAAGCGAGCTGATTCTTTTGCGCGTTTGCGTCCAAGAACAGGCTCAAGGTCTTTTAGACAAGAATGATAGAGCTTATTACCTAATTCAGTATACCCTTCGAGAATTTGCTTCCACGTTTCATAACCACCAATAAATTCTTCAACATCTTTAGGTTGAGATAGAGACGCATTGATACCAATCCAGTCATCAGGAAGATAAAACTTATCGTCTTTCAACTCTTTGTATCGAGCGGACTCAGCATTGATGGATGCAATACGATGTTTAAGCAAATGAATGTGACTAGCGATTTCCGTATCAACTAGGAAGTGAACCACTCCCTTTTCAAACGGTGTCTCATGACCATTGCTCCATAGCATGTCAATTAGTTTTGGGATTCGAGATTTCTTATCCTCCGTCAAATCGCGACTTGTGGAAGTCCATGCACTGCAAGCTATTGTAGTATCATCTCCATAATACCCTAGTAAGGTTACTTTATTTTTATTATTCATATTTTATTTTTTCTCAACAATAACTTTCATAAACATTGGATAATTTTTGATCCGTTGTTGTGCGATTTTAAAATTAGCACAAAAAACATCGATTACAATATTATTTTTACCTAATTTTTTAGAAGCAGATCTAGCTTTCACTGCACTTCCAGTGTCAATAGCAGTCGTAGTTAGACCCATTTGTGGTATTTTTACTTTACTACCATATGAAATAATTCTAGGATCAACTGCCACTGTTTTACCACAGATCGGTTTCTTCCCAGTAGAAGTTTGATAACCAACTTGACCACCATTATTTGGCCAATAGTATGTAATTCTCGCCATATATTCTTCTGAATAGCAGAATGTGGTTAGTAATGATACGATAATTATTTTCAACATGTTTCCAATTTAGCACATTTTTTTAATTTGTCAAGTACTAAATAATAATATGGGTGAATTAAATAAAAATGTTTTTCCAGATACAATTAAATTAGAAGATTTGGGCATCATTAAAGGAACGAGAAAATTTCGTCTTTTGGCAGATTTTCGTTGTTATTTTAAAGGTAAATTACTCACCATCCCCAAAGGATTTATTACAGATGGAATTTCTGCTCCTAAATTTGCATGGCCTATTATCGGACCTTACGGACCTGCTTTCCCCGCTGCTTTGATTCACGATTGGTGTTTCTCTCCATTTAATAAAGAATATAATTGGAAAGAATCGAATTGGCTCTTTTTAGAATTGATGAAGGAAGCTGGTGTAGGTTTTACTATGAGATGGACTATCTATTCTGCTGTTGTGGCGGGATCATATCCCATATGGAGAAAAAGAATTGAGAATTACGGAGTTAAATAATATTATGAATAGTGAAGAGATTAAAAAAATGCAGAAAAAAATCGGTGTTGTTGCTGATGGATTCTGGGGTCCGAAATCGCAAGATGCTTGTAAAAAATATTTGCGTTCATTGATGCCTAAAAACAATCCATGGCCAAAAAGCGATCAAGCATCTCTAAGAAAATTTTACGGAAATCCAGGAGATGAATCAAATCTTGTAACGGTCACTTTACCATATCCTATGTATTACGATGGCAAATTAGTCACCAAAACTCGCGTCAATAAAAAATGTGCTGATTCTTTATTGAGAATACTCACTAATATTAAAAATATAATCCCAAAATATCCTGATATTAAAAATGAAGCTGAAGATTATGGTGGCATTTACAATTTTCGTTTGAAGCGTGGTGGTTCTTCTTATTCCCTACATGCTTACGGTGCTGCCATCGATTTAGATGCTGATGAAAATACTTTTCGCGATAGTTGGCCGATGAAAGCGGATATGCCGCTGGAAATCATGGAAGAATTTGCAAAAGAAGGTTGGATATCTGCTGGTGCGTTTTGGGGATATGATGCTATGCACCACGAAGCGGTAAATAGATAAATTATAAAAAATACCCGCCAAAGTGTGCTTACAAGTAGAGGCATGGCGGGTCTGCTAAATTATTTAGTTGAGTTTAATCTTTCCTTCAATTTTGCAAATGCGTTTCTTATCGCATTATCAATATTATCGGAATTTCCCGTGCATTCATCTTCAACATCTTGGATGATTTTTAAAATTCCTTCCAATTCTTCTTCTTGTTCGCCATAAACATGAGCAGTCACCATTGGAGGTGCTATTCCAATTACTTGTTTATTATAAGATAATTTATTACCAGCTTCTTGGGGGACTTCTTGCTTCGGAACTCTTTGAGGTGGGTTGAAACCACTTTGATATTCCAGAATCAAATCAGCATAGACTTGTTGTAAAAATTTATCCATGGTATTATTTAATTTGATAACATAGATTTCCATGTTAAATAATAATATATGAAAAGATGGGGATATCGAAACGAGGAGGAGAAAGAGGAAAACAACTCAAATATACCGAATATCATCATAACATCTGCGAATGAAGAGCAAACCGTTGTTAATAGTGGTATTCGAGTCATTAATAATAAAATTTTGTTTTATGCTGATATTGATGAAGGGTCTGTTTTGGAATTGAACCGTGTTTTACTTGAACTGGATTGTAAATTACAGAGCATTAAAAGCTTTGATGATAATTATGAACCTATCATCCATCTCCACCTTAATACCTTTGGAGGTGTTATTTTTGCAGCATTTTCTACTGTCGATACAATCCGTAGATTGAAATCCAAAGTCTATACGTATGTTGATGGTAATACCGCATCTGCTGGAACTCTGATTAGTCTGAGTGGTTCTAAAAGATATATGGGACAACATGCTCATTTCCTCATTCACCAATTAAGTTCTGGTGTCTATGGTAAGTTCTCGGAAATGGAGGATGAAATCGCCACATGTACCAAATTGATGAAAGTTCTGAAAGATTTTTATAAAAAACACACCAAAGTTCCAATGAAAAAATTGGATGAGCTTATGAAGCGAGATATTTGGTTGGATGCTCAAGAATGTCTTGATTATGGAATCATCGATGAAATTCTCTAAAAAAGGGGGTTGATTTTTTATCGGCTCGTGGCATATTTAGCGAAACGAACGATAAAAAAATAAAAGAAAAACGAGGGAAAGTAGAGGATAAGTAATAGACGATTATGAGCATTTTTGACGAGCAAGTTAGTAGAAAACCGAACAAATATCCATGGACAACACAATTTATTGAGGCTATGCATCAAGGATTTTGGACTGATAAGGAATTTAGTTTTAAAGCAGATTACCATCAATTCAAAACGATTTTAGATGATAAAGAAAGAGAAATTATTGTCCGCACACTGTCGGCAATCGGACAGATTGAAGTAGCAGTGAAAACATTCTGGTCAAAGCTTGGGGAGAATCTTCCCCATCCATCTTTGTCTGATTTGGGATTTGTCATGGCAAATGTTGAAGTGATCCACAATAATGCCTATGAGCGTCTTTTGGATGAACTCAACATGGAAGATATTTTCGAAGAAAACCTTAAACTTGAGTGGATTCAAGGTCGTGTCAAATATCTTAAAAAGTACACGCATCGTTTTTATAAAGATTCCAAGAAACAATATCTTTATGCTTTGATTCTTTTCACTTTATTTGTTGAGAATGTTTCCCTGTTTAGCCAATTTTATGTGATCAATTGGTTTGCTAAAAATAAAAATGTTCTCAAAGACACTGATCAACAAGTCCGTTATACACGGAATGAAGAAGCAATTCATGCAATGGTCGGTATGAAAATTATCGATACAATTCGCGAAGAGCATCCAGAATTATTTGACAAAGAGCTAGAAGAGCGTATACTACACGAAGCAGAACAAGCTTTCATTGCTGAAAGTAAGATCATTGACTGGATGGTTAATGGTATTGAAGAAAAAGGTTTGTCAGCACCAATTTTGAAAGAATTTATCAAGAACAGAATAAATGAATCTTTGGTTGGAATTGGATTCCCTAAAGTATTTGAAATTGATACTGATCTTCTCGATGAGACATTTTGGTTCGATGAGCAAGTTCTCGCTCCAAACATGACAGACTTTTTCCACTCAAGACCTGTTGAATACGCTAAAAACACACAATCTTACGACGAAGACGATTTATTTTAATATATGACAAGAGAAAAATACTACTGGTTAAACGAGGATTCCATTAAATTCTTGGAACAAGGTTATCTCCGCGAGGGGCAATCTCCATTTGAGAGAATTCAAGAAATTGCTAATACTGCACAAAAAATACTCGGTATTGACGGGTTCGCTGATAAATTTATTGATTACATGTCTCGTGGCTTTTATAGCCTTTCTACTCCTGTATGGATGAATTTTGGTAACGAAAGAGGTAATCCTATTTCTTGTTTCAATTCTCATATTGGTGATAGTGTTGAAGATTTCCTAATTAAACAAGCTGAAGTGGGAATGATGACTAAAGTTGGCGGTGGAACGTCTGGATATTTTGGAGACATTCGCCCAAGAGGATCTAAAATTTCTACTGGTGGCGTTGCAGAGGGTTCAATTCGATGCATGGAACTATTTGATAATGTGGCTAAGATCATTAGCCAAGGGAGCGCACGTAGAGGCAGTTTTGCGGCATACTTACCGATTGACCATGGAGACTTCGATGAGTTGATGAAGATTCGCTCTGAGGGGCATTCTATTCAAGAGATGTCTATTGGTGTCACAATTCCAGAAGGATGGATGCAATCCATGGTTGATGGTGATAAAGAGAAAAGACGCAGATGGGCTTCAGTAATTAAGAAACGTTCTGAGACTGGTTATCCTTACGTGTTCTTCACTGATAATGCCAATAATCAAGCTCCACAGGTTTACAAAGATAAAAAATATAAAATTAATGCAAGTAACCTTTGTTCAGAGATTTTTCTACCATCGACTAAAGACGAATCTTTTGTTTGTTGCCTTTCATCTTTGAATTTGCTGTGGTGGGATGAAATTGAAAAGACAGATGCTGTCGAAACAATGGTGATGTTTTTGGATGCCGTTATGACGGAATTCATTGAAAAAACAAAAGGCAATCGCTTGATGGAAGCTGCTCATAATTTCGCCAAGAATCATCGTGCATTGGGTATGGGTGTTTTGGGTTATCATAGCTATCTTCAATCTAAAATGATTGCATGGGAAAGTATGGACGCTCATTTCGAGAATATCGACATCTTCCACAAAATCCGCTTACGTGCTGATAAAGCGACGAAAGAACTTGCAGTTATGTTTGGTGAGCCTGAAGTATTGAAAGGTTATGGTCGTCGTAATACAACTACTATCGCTATTGCTCCTACTACAAGCTCCAGCTTTATTCTTGGTCAAGTGAGTCCTAGTATTGAACCTCTTAACAGTAATTACTTCGTTAAGAATCTTGCCAAAGGTCAATTCACTTATCGCAATCCAAAACTCGAAGAATTATTGAAATCTAAAGGTAAAGATGATAAAGAAATTTGGAAGAGTATTTTGATTCATGGTGGTAGCGTTCAACATCTCGACTTCCTCACGGAACATGAAAAGGATGTTTTCAAAACATTTGCAGAACTTTCCCAGAAAGAAGTTGTAACCCATGCTGCTCAAAGACAACCACATATCGATCAAGGGCAATCTCTCAATTTGATGATTCCTGCTGGCACAAAACCAAAAGAAATTAATGAATTGATGATCTTCGCATGGGAGCAAGGAATCAAATCTTTGTATTACCAACGTTCATCAAATCCTTCACAGGAATTATCTAGATCGATTATGACATGTAAATCTTGCGAGGGTTAATTAACCCTTGACAGGTGTTTTCTTCTCATGTAATTGCGCATAGGACTGAGCAACAGTGTTATGCGCATTTATTTTATTTTTATGAGCATCTTTACGAACGTCTTCGTTTGATTCCATGAGTTTAAGAGGAATATTATTGAAATGGTGACTATGTGGATAAGTCACGATCAAATCATGAGTTGCTTTAGCATAGACTGGATAAAATTCTCCAGCGATGTTACATTCACCGATTACCAATTGTCTGTCTTGATCGATAGCAAATTTACCAAACACTACTGTATTTTCAGTTTGCTGCACTTCTAGTGGCGCAGTAACGTGTTGAAGGTATGTTTCACCCTCTACTGCCAGTCCACCCCCTACAATTAAATTATTTTTAATTCCCATGGAAGATTCGACATACACTTGTCTATTTGTCCGAAGAATGATTGTCTTGAGGGATTGTATCTCGACATTGCTCTCTGATCCGATATTAATACCATGAGAAGCATTCAAATTAATTTGTTTGAAACCACCTCGTAAAACAGTTCCTCCCATTTCAAAAGAACCAGTGGTTTTCATAGAAATACCACCAGAACCCACGATTCTATTAAAAGAATTCCCGACAATTACGTGATCCTTACCACAAGGAAAATTAGAAGAATTATCAACTTCTTCGACTAGAGGAACATAATCATGATTTTTATAAATCCCTTTATCGGATACTAACATTTCAAATGGTTGACTTCTACCCTTTTCATCAATACGAACTGATGGGAAATCATTGAAGACTGCTCCAATTGTTTCAAATTTATTTCGTTTGGTGATAAGATGTTCATCGCCACCATCACCCATTTTTTCTTCAATCTTGGTTAATTGTTCCTGAGCATCTAAAAATTGTTTATCGATGTCCAATGCATCTTGATCTTTATCCCATTCACCATTTTCCGTTGCAGCAGATTTGGAAGCACCAAATTCTAAAACACCTGGAGCTTGAGATCCAGCACCACCAGCACTCTTTTCGATATTTTCAAGAGTAATTGATTCTTCTTTGGCTGATTTTCCACTTCTCTCAGTAACAGGAACATACGTAGTCACTTCATCAAATTTTGATGTTCTATAAGGTGTTTTGGTATATCCTTTGAATTTATTTTCAACTACAAATACCTTGGAGCCGATGACAGGGTTATCATCGCGACTTCCCGATGGAGAATTGGATACACCATTAGGCAATGATAAACCACCTCTTTTTATTTTAAATTTTGAATTGTTATCAGCAATAGGTTTAACCAAATCTTTCCATTCTTGGAATGCTTGAATTTCTGATTCATCTATAAATCCTTTGTAATTATAAACCGTGCCACCAACTCTTTCATTTTTTCCACCTACTACGAATTCACTGGAATCTCCTTTTATAGTATCAAATTTATCATTCAATACTAAAGTTTGTTTATTATTTGTCGCTAATTCAGAATTCGATACATTGTTCAGTAGAATATTACTACCTGATCTTTGAGAAATATGTAGAGATTCATTATCAGTTGTATTGTTGATAACAATCGCTCCACCTCTTTGGTTTAACACTGTGCGGTTTCTATATTTCTTTTTAGACATAATTAATTTTCAAAATCGGAAGGGTAGTAAGGGGAAATGTTGGATTCGTTATCGGTTCTATTGATAAGTGTAAGGCTTCTATAATCTTGAATAACTCCGAAATAAACGGGGAAATTCAAATCACCCATATAATGGAAAACCCATACTTTGGAACCAACTTCAGGAACACCCATAAATCCTTTTGTTTTATTACTAAATTTTTGTGATTTATAACCAAATGAATATGTATTACACTTCACAGAGAATGCATCAATTGGTTTATTGAAAGCGTCTCCCATGATAGTATCTTTGTTTTCATAGATAAATGCTGGTGAGAATGATCCTGTTTGTAATGTCGGGGGTTCTTTATCATTCACTTGAAACCCTTCTTCATAATTACAATCAGAAATAGTTGAAATACTATCTTCGTCATTTTGGTAATATCGAGCATTTCCCGATTCACCGATTATTGGATAACATGGTTCTGCCCATGGGATAGTATTGGCTATTTCTTTGAATATTGCAATGTCATTCCAATTATCAGTTGGATTATTAACACCTGCAATTTTAACATTGATCTCATCGTATTCTTCAAACCAATTATCAAAAGGTTGGTTGGATAATTCGGGAATGTAAATTTTTACTCTATTCAATTTCAAAGGGTCATCGTTCTTTACGACAATACCACTATAAAATGATTCATCAGTTCTTTTAGATTCTACACCAGAACCACTACCCCTATTAAACATATTATTATTTAAGAGAAAAGCACACGAATCAACCGTGTGCTTTCATATATAAATAAAGAATAAGAGTGCTTATTATTAATATCCTAGCAATCTCTTTCTACGAGTATCAGGAGTAGATACAGAGAATGTTTCAGAGAATGCTGATGTTGGAACAGTTGCAACAGAACTCAGGAATGGGAACACAGAATATGAACCATCAGTATTCACGATAGCCATTTGAGTATTGTGAAGCGATGCTGGAATATTGAACACTGAACCAAGAACATTCACTGTAACACTTGGATAAGTGGTAAGAGAGAATGCAGATGCAGTATTAACAGTGGAACCTACTGAAAATTCAACAGGATCGAATGCTAGACCCACATCAGTAGTGGATAGAGAAACCACACCTACTTGTCTAGTGGCGACGACCACATTAGCACCAGATAGGAATGTAACACCTGTTGCAGAGAGTGTTGTGTTGGTAAGATTAGGACTACCAGTTTTTTCAGCGGACAGAAGGTTTTGTTGGAACGTAAAAATGCTCATGTTATTATTTAGCAAAATTGATCAAATTTTAGAAATTACGAAAAAGATATTATGGATACATATAAAAACGAGGAAACCCGATGCTCTTCGGTGCATCGGGTTTCATAAATTTGATTAGCGTGTCTGCTAAGAGTTAGACTTACAGGTAAGTGCTAACAGAACCAGGAGTAAACGCAGTACCAAGACCTTTGACAATGATCAGGTGATAATAAAGATTAGCACCGAAGATATTGTTTACGATACCATAACGGGTCATGAGTCCAACGCGAGGAGCGAAATCATTCGGTCCAATTGTGCGTTGCACCATAATCGGGATGTATGGGCAGTAAATAATACCTGTGTCATAGTATTCAGAACCTTTGTAACCCAACAGAGCATACTCAACACCGCCACCACCGTTAGGAGGATTGGTGTAGTAGTTATTATCTCTATAGAGTGAAGTGTTCTGAACTTCAGTCCGAGTATCACGATAAACCGTCCAGCGGCTACCAACCGTACCAACTTTAGCAATACCTACACCAGCCGTGGAAACAGTTCCATTAACTTCAAAAACTTTGAAGTCAGGAAGCATTTCGAGGATGCTGCAAACACGAGGAGTTGCGATAACAAAGTTAGCAGCACCTCTACGGTTACGAGCAGCCATACGACCACTTTCGATAAGCAAACGTTGATAGAAGGTAAGGTTTCTTTCAGCAGTCCAACGACCATCCGCACTAACAGGACTCCAGATGGAGAAACCTGCGCCAGCACCAGCATTGAAAGCAGTTTGGATCATACGCATCACAACTTCACGGTCGATCTCAGCTTGGATCTCATACGACATTGCATTCGTAAGTTCTCCATCGATATCGATACCGTTCATGTTTTTGATGTCTTGTTCCAACTCTACACTCCAACGAGTTGCAAGTCTACGTGTTCCAGCTTCAACAGCAGTTTTGTCAAACTTGAGTTCGATTTGAGGGATTTTACCCGTCAATTCGTAGTTGCTCAAGAGTTCAGCAATACCACGGTCTTGATCTGCGAATGTCCATTCGGCATGACCCGAAAGGAAACCAGCAGATGTGCCAGTGAAACGTGTGTCCAGAAGTTGATAACCAAGTTCGTCGTTCGGAAGACCAGTGCTACCTTCGTAGGCACTAGAACCGTTTGAACGGTAGTTAGTTCCGTTCGATCCTGCACTCTTACCGTCGATATCCATATTGCTAAGGGTATCGCCTTGATAAGCGTAACGAAGAGCGAAAGCAAGACCAACAGGACCGCCCATAGGCTGAACGCCTACGATCTCATTGGAAATCAATTCAGGGAAAGTGCGTCGAATCATAGGAATCAGAATCTTTGGAAGACGAGCATCACCAGTAGCATAAGCATCGGTATTAGCGATACCATTGCCAATGGAAGTCGTTGCTCCAAACACACCACCACTAGCGGCAGTATTGGATTCTTGAAAGCACCACTGTTCTTGGTTCTCAAGCAGCATAGCGGTAGTCTTGTAAACGTGTTCGTTCTGGATAGCAGGAATCGAGTTCGAGCTATAGTCCAGCACTTTACGCCATTTAGCGACTGCGCGTTGCATTTTTGAGCCATTTAAATCAGTTTGTGGGATATTCATATATATTTGACTTTCTATTCACATTTGTTCAGGAATTAATTCCTCATAGTGCGGGGTGGAAATTATCTTCTGAATTCCATCGTTTGAAGGATACTCAGATAAGGATCATTCTCCTCTACATCATTACTTACCTTTTCCGTGATAATTTTTTGATTTTTCACGAAATCTGGCTTATGTTTACGATTTTGTAGAGCTTCTTCCTTGATTACTTCAAGTTGTTTCTTTTCTTGTTTTTCAAAAAGACGCACTGTGTAATCGAAATTTTCTTTGATAAAGGTAAGAGACTTGTCACCAAGAGCTTTCTTAATGAAGTTCTTTTTAGATTCAGGATACTTGGAAGTCTTACCTTCGAGGAAGAGTTTAACTTGTGTGTTATTTTTCTCTTCAGTGATAACTTTGAGATTGCTCTTCAAAGAAGCGTTCTCATTACGAAGTTTATCCAATTCAGTCTTACCTTGTAGAATTGCATCGGAAACAGATTCTTTCATGACAGCAGAATCAATTGCAAACACTCTGCGAAGATTTTCCAGAACATTCATAGCAGTTTTATTCTTTACTGCTTGCTCAATATCTTTAGCAGGAATGGATTCACTCAAAAATTCTTCCAAATAAGCACTAACAGATTCAGTGAGTTGTTTTTTGAATCTGATCAGATCACCTTGTTGTTCTCTTTCGTATTTCTTAACAACTTTAACCAATTTGGCAGTCTTATCTCTATCGAAAGCTTCCATCAATTTTTTCATTTTGATGGTGCGATCTTTATCGAGAGATTCCATAACTGATCCCAATTTGGTAGCATACACTTCATCCTGTTCAACCAATGCAGCTTCAACTGCAAGATCTACTTTAGCTTCCAAAGCTTTTTGGATAGCATTAACGGATTCGTCGGAAAGACCGAGACTTTTTTGAACGTCTTCAGAGAAAAGATTCTGTTTGTTTTTCTTCATAATATTATTTAGAGATTTGATATAACTTTTTTATGTTTTAGAACAAAGGTTTTTCAATTTCTTGAGAAATTTTCTCTTGAATCTTTTTATTGATGGTATCTTTCAAATATTTATGAGCTTTAGCATGGTCTTCAGTCATGATAGCTTCAATAAATTTAACGATAGATGCTGACTCGTTGAGTTCTTTTTTAAGTGTTTTTTGAAGTCCTCCTTTTAATTTAGTTTGTTTCGGAGGAGATAATTTTTTACCTTTATTTTCTTTACGCATACGCTTCAGATCAGCTTTTTTTACTTCGCTTGTTTCATCTTTTTTAAATTCAGCATCTTCTTCAGGTGGCTTATTCTTACGATTATAAGAACCTTTACCTTTTTCGGCTTTATGCTTCTGTGTAGAAGGTGCGAAAGCTTTACGATCCTTCACTTTAGGACCATCTAAAGTAACCTTTCCTTCTTTTTTCATATCTTTAAATGTTTTACCCATATTATTATTTAGATACTATTGATAAATTTTATGATTTGTTGACGAAGATAAGAATCAACATCACGCCTTGGAAGGGTCTTAATCGTTTGTTCAAAATTTTCATAGACTTCTTCAAAAGAACCGTCTTGCTCAATAACGAATGTTTTACTTTCCAGAATACCATTAACAAATGCTTTTGGATAAGATGGATCAGCAACAGCATCGATAGCTACCAAGTGCATGTTCTGAACCAAATTATAATCACGATTTTCCATCAATTGTCCCAATGCACGAGTGGACATACCAACTTTAACGCCATCATTGATAAGCGCACGGAGGATTTGACCAGTAGGTGTTGACAATACTTTTGCTTTGCCGACAAAATAATCATTAACTTCAGTCAATTCTGTGACCAAATGGCAAGCTCTTTCCAGATTAACATCAGCACTGGTGGGGTGATTCAACTCACCCATCGCTCTACCTGGAAGAACCATCTCGTTGATATATCTTTGAACTTCAGTTCTTGTATCATCAAGTTTATACATTCTTTTATTTTTATTCACGCTATTGCAACCAATGAATGGTCCTTTAACGTAAAGATTGGATGTGCTATTTCGATTGGATTGCTCTTCGATAACTTCAAAGTTATCAAACACATCAGGATTTTCTGCGATTAATTTAAGTTTCAACATATAATTACTTAATAAGAATTTTTAAATTTCCATATGAAACCATATGAAGTTTTAGATTTACCACTACAAGCACTTGCAATATTGGTAGCATTTCCACCCACCGATCTTTCAGCTTCGTATAATGAAGTATGTTCGGCGATAAATTTTCCTAAAATATCATATTGAAGAACTGGTTTTCTATTAGGATTGTTTATTTTCATTTTATCTACAGTTTCAACAGAAAGTTTTTTCCCTCGATGTTTAAGAGAAATTTTATCTTTTGTCTCTTTTGATAATTTTTTACCAGTTCTCGATAATGACATTTTTTGTTTAGTCGTTTCTGATAGCTTACCACCTTTTAAACCTTTTGATATATTTTCACACCACTCTTTCGATCTAGGTGGTCTTGGGATACCTTTTCTACTTGGGTATTCTTTTCCCATTTTACAAATATTATAGCCATTCGGTGATATACATTCCATTTTACTTATCAGTGTCTCTTCCACCAAAAGCAAATCACCTTTGGTGGAATATGGGAAATACTCAACATAAATTTTGAAGTTATCTATCCCATATTTCCTAATAGCTTTACTTATTACTTGTTTTCTTTCATTATTTCTATGAATATACATTCTATGCCAGACATTTAAACTTTCTCCAACATATTGCTTACCCGTTAAAATGTTTGTTATTATATAAACTCCTGGAACTTTTAAAAAATTCTTATATGAAAGAGGAAATACATTTTCAGATTTATTATCCTCAAGTTTCAACGCCATGCTATTATTTATGTTTAATGTTTGTAAATTCTATCAATTTAATTCTTTTTCCGTAATAATAATAAAATCCATGCCATGCTTCTTCGCAAATTCTCTAGCAAACGACCATTTATCACAATTATTCTTCCATGTTACTTGCTCATAAAGCAGGTTGGATTTCTTTTTATTTTTAGTGGCTTTTGGTTCTTGGGTCTGTTTCCAAGGTTTAACCTCTATAAGATATTTTTTAATTTTATCGCCTTCTTTTATTTTTACGTAAGCATCGATAAAATATTTACGATTTTTCTTTTGAACACTGTCAAAATAAGGAATAGTAACCTCTTCGCTATTCCATTCCAGAACATTCGCATTATTATCAGCCCATCGAAATAATTTTAATTCTAAACCAGATCGATAAATTATATTATCCAATTTGCCAATATATTTGGAAGGATTTTTGGGAGCATAAAATCCTTGATAAAATTTACTATTACGTTTTGATAAGCCGAGACTGCCCATTACACTATATTAATAGGCTCTTCGACAATAACTTCTGGTTCTATTGTCGGTTTAGCAATTAGAGATAAAATCCCATCAATAATTTGAAATTCTCTTGTAGCAACTGCAATCGCTGTGACTCCTTCGCCATTTGCTCTGCTCTTAATTTCATTTAATGCGGCAGCACTATATTCATGGTTAGCAAATAACGACAAGAGTTGATTGTTGTCATATAGCTTTTGTAGAACTGCTGTCAATCTATCGTCAGGTAGACTCCAAAAAACTCGGTGTGAGTCATTAAGAGAATGTATAGCAGCATTGACAGCATTCAAGAATGCGGTTGCTGATGCTTCTATACTGGCGATGTCAATATCTATTTGTTGTTTTGTTGTTAAGTTCATATCTTAAAATCTTAGTGAGTTCCAATTTGATGGTGCAGCAGAAGTTCCTGTTACTTTATAATAGAGATAATCTATGTGAAGTTGAGAGCGAGTAGTATAAGTGAATTTGCCATTTTGTATGCCAATCTCATTACTTGCCCCTAGAAGATATAAGTCAGCTCTTCTGGCCCATGTACTAACAACTGGATCAGTAGCAATATTATAACTAGCCTGAAATAGAATTACATTCTCTCTAGTGATAATTATGGTGATAGTAGGCCCAACACTGCGATCAATTCTATAAGTAATATTTACCCATTTATCTAGTAGGTCGATAAAATTAACACCAGTATCTAAGAAATCAACATTTGCAGATGTAGTTGTAAATGTGTAAGGAGATGCAGTAGCAGCCTTATTAACTCCGAGGACTAAATTAGTTGAATTTAAGTACGGGTTAAAAATTAAACCTCCACGTAGAGATTGATCTGCGCCTCCTGTTCCTCCTTTCGGTATTATTCCAATCTTAAAGTATCCTTGCGTCCTAAAATCAGTACTGCCTACAAACACTCGACAAGTGAATTCATCTATTCTATTTGTTAAATTATATGGTATAGTTGTTCTGTTTATACCAATATAAAAAGCTTGGCTGCTTGCTGTTGGCCCTCTGACAAGAAAAATGCCACGGTGAGTATGAGCATCATTTCCGTTAAAAGCCGTGACTCCCGCATTACTCGTAGTCCACACATCGCCAAATACTGCTGGAGACGCACCGAATGTTGTTCCGCCAGAAGCCGCAGCTAATGTTAGATCAGCATTATATTGATCATCAAAATCTAAAAATTGCTCCCATGTGGTTTGAAGAAATGTAGTATCATCTGTTATTCTTTCGTTTCTGCTGGTATATCTGGTATCAGCTAATCCTTTTGTAATTATATCAGATGAAGCTACTGCTAATTGATTTGGCAATCTATTAGCCGTGCCATTGCCAACAATATGATTAGTGAATGTCTTTGCTCCAGCGATTGTTTGATCTCCAGCTGTGTATACTAAATTGTTCCCAAATACACTACCACTAGCACTGATATTTCCTGATACAGTAAATCTTTCGTTAGGTGTAGATGTATGCACGCCAACATTAGGAAAATTAGAATTAACTCCACCTACATGTAATACTTCTATGTTTTGGTCGATGTCGTAAAATGATGCAATATCACCTGTTCCGTTATTACCTACCCACATAGCAGGACCACCGCCTATATGAACAACACTCAACGCACTAGTTACAGAAAATATAGTGTTGCTAAAAGTAGTTGTTCCTAAAGCAGTTAGATTACCTTGAATCGTAACATTATTGTTAAACGTCGTATGACCTGTTACAGTTCCGCCAGATAGAGTAAAGAACTTAGAATTTGTAAAATCTATAGTAGCGTAGGAAGCACTATTAGATTGATATATAACACTTGTGTTATAAGCCTCGTCCCAGTTAGCACTATTAGATCTTACTAAAGTATTAACATAAGTATCATCACTACCGCCTGAAAATATTGTTAATAGATCTACACCAGCGGACAAATACTGACCAGTTACATTCAAATCACCATTTATTGTGCCACCATCTTGGTATTGAGTGGCGTTTGTCCCCCCACCAGAAGCATAAACAGCTACATATTTTCTTAAATCGGTTTTATAATTTTCAAATTTATCGTGAATTTTTTTATTCCAATCCTTTTCGATGGAGTCCCAATCTTTAACAATTGGCTTCCCTTTTTTGGATTCTAAAATATATTCAACTGGCTTTTCATTTTTGATTTTACGAATCTCAGAAAGCAATCCATTTCTACTTTCTTGAATAAGATCTTGAAAATATTTTCTCGCTTCATCTGTAATATCTAGAGTTTCTTCCTTTACTAAGGATAATTTTTCATCAAAATATTGCGTGATTTCTTGTTCTGTTTCTGAGATCTTATTATCAAATTTCTCAGAAATCTCTAAAATTCTCTTATCAACATTTCCTACGCGAGAGAGAGCTTTTTGAACGCCTTTGTTCAGTGAATTATTAAGTTCAATATTGGCATCACGAATTGCATCTAATTCTCTATTAACACCTTCAATTAAAGAAACATCAGCTTTTTCATTCAATTTATTGTTGAGATTTTTATCAATTTCTGATACCTTTTCAACAATTTCTTCAGCAATATCTTTTAATTCTTTATCGACTTTTGGGTTGATATTACTTTCATATAATTCTCTGACCAATTTTTTGACAGACTTATCAATCAGCTTGGAAGAATTTTGAAAATTCCCTCTGAGAGATTCATTTAGATTATCAGCAATGTCTTGAATTTTAAGATCAATGCTTTCACGAATCTCATCAAATTTATAATCATTATCTGAAATTAATTCATTTTTAATTTTTCCAGAAATGATGGTGAATTCGCCTACAAGATTTTCTCTTGCCGATTCCAAATATTCCTTGAGAGCTTTTTCTTTTCTCCTACCCTCATTCTTAATATCTTGAATCTTTCTCGCTTTATTATGTTCTAAAATTTCAAGAGATTTCTTTACAGCATTTCTCTTTACTCTTTTTATTTCTTCGAGAATTTCTTGTTTTTTATCTTCTACAATTTCAGAATTATCGAAAGTTTCTTCGATGATCTCTCTGATCTCCAAATCTTCATCGTCATCATTCTCGATATTTGATTCAAAGATTTCAACTGGTTCGCTTTCCGAATTAAAATAAATTTCTTGTTTTCCTTTCAGAAGTAAGAAAGGATATTGTGCTTTTTCGTCTCCTTCTTCTACAAGAATAGATACGATTGGATTCCCGTTTTCTTCGGAAATCTTCTCAGCCACATATTTATTTTCGTTTATCTGCACCTCAAAAACACCGAAAAAGACTTCTTGAAAATCTTTAACTTGAAGGATGTTTAGAGGAGAGTTAGACGAGGTAATTTTCACCTCTTCGCTAAACAGTCTCATCTTTTATATTTAGTCAAATGGTTATTATGTCAATGAATTTTTATATTCTTCGAAGGTAATTGCGAAATATTCCAAATAATCGTTATGATTAAATATGTGTATCGAATTTGATATTTTTTTGATAGTATGGTAGCCGATTATTTTTAATTTACACAGCATTGGCGATGTCAATTTTGTTCTTTGGATGAAATCACTTTCCGATGTAAAATATAATACATCTTTATTATTTATAATAATTTTAAATGGTTTCGATTTTGGTTCTACATATGTCTTTGGTTTGTATTCTTTGAGTTTTTTCCCTTTCCTTGGATGAACATAACCATCGCCATATATTTCATCTGCTGTTTTCCCCTTTCTCGGGTCTTCCCATTCAGAGTTGCTAATCCGTTCTTTCATGGATTTTCCTGTTTGACGGGCAGATATTTCAGGACATTTTTTACCCCTCCTGTAATGACCAGTGTTACTTAAATTTGCATCGTCACCACCGTCTAATATATTCGTCAAATATCCACTACAATCTATCAACTTACCACATTTCTTTATTATCTGTTTTTCTATTTGATATGCTCTATATTCTGGGATATTCTTATAAATTACTATCCTTTTAAATTCTTTGTTTGGAAAAGTTTCCACTAATTCCGTATGTAATTTATTCCTTTTTATATGTTGGACTCTTGCATTTGTGCCTATGCCAACATAGAAAGGTTTTTTAGTTATTGGATTGATATCTAAATATACATTAATTAACATATATTTATTTAGTCCAAAGTTAAGGTAATTTAGAAATATTACATGACTAAGAAGGATAGGGGATCGAAATCTCCGTATCCACCTTCGATCAAGAATTGTTCCAATTCTTTTTTCTCTGCAACACCTTCTGACAAAATGGAATCACCATTGATAGAACCACCACCAGGTAAACCTACACCACTAATCTTAGTGAGAATTCTACCCCACATAACTTTACATAAAGCAGTGGAGTATTCCAATACCCACTTTTCTTTCACCAAATCTTTGAGTGGTTTTTCCACATAACATTCCAACAAACCATAGAATGTGGTATTTTTTGGTTGTGGTAACAAACGTAAATATTGTGTTCTAGGGTCAAAATGAACATCTCTTCTCGTGGCAAACATTTTTTCTCTGGTATCGATCCAATCTTTGACAGTATGCCAAGAAAGAATATCAAAACCGTAATTCCCAAGAGAATATGCGTGGTAAGATTGTTGCGCCATGGTTTGTTCCACGGAGAACAATGTGTTCACACCAGTCGTAGAACCTTCTTCAAACGATATAACATCAACGACTTTTCGATAATCCATGATATCATAATCGAACATATTGTTGTAGGTGCGGACATCTTCTTTTGGTTCACATTGAACAGTGAAAGGTTTTTGATAAGATTGTTGGAACAACGAACTCAAAGAAGGATTGAATCCGACAAATGAGTCATAGGTAGCTTTATCAATAATTTGCATCTGTGTAATACCATCGGATGGAATTACAGCACTCAAAGACGAAGAAGAAGCAAAATAAGAATTCGGTATGGTTGACAAAGAAATATACAACGCATCAGGAATCTTCACTTCATAATCAGGATTAGGTCCGAGTTTCTTATCATTTAATTTTTCCGATGGAGTATATCCAGAATTTGCCACAGTGAAAAGAGTGTCCAGTCTGATCCCTTTACCACTTTCATATAATCCACTATTAAAAATTATATATTCTTTGGAATATCCAGCGTATTTCGTATAGAAATCCGTTGCCATCGAAATTGCTTCATAAAGTTGGTCATAATGCAATTCAACATTGATCATTGGATGTCCCAGTAATCTCAAGATTCTTTCTCCCAAACGTTGATAACACTCGATCTTTGAATTGAGATTAGTGGACATGAAAGCTGAAATTGGTTCTACTTGACAAAGGCTCATAGAATTATTTAATAAGCTAAATAATAATATGTCATTTGAATCCAATAATGGTTCTGTTTATTATCAACTTTCTTGCGGTGTCCCTACTGTTTCAGGGTGGAATGCTAATACTAATAATGGTTCCAAATATTATTACCTTTCTTCCAACGATTTCATACTTTGGGGGCAAAGCACCGTTTTCACTCATCCATCGGCTAATAATGGCAGTCAATATTATTTTTATGTGTGTGACAAATCGACTGACACTGGGTGGTCTGCTTTATCCAATAACGGAACTAAATTCTATTATAACTCAGCATTCAATTGTGTAAGCTTTTGCGGATAAATAATATCATGGATTTATGGATTTTCTTAATGCAAAACGCGCAAACTATTTCAATTGTCATTGGATTGGTAAGCACCTTCTTGGTTTTTTTCAAAAAAATTAAAAAATTTATTATTAAAAAATATGAACAACATAAAATTTATAGTAAATCTAAACATGAAATACCAGAAATTTTACAAGAAATTAAATCGGGGATTGGTAATTTAGATACTCGAATGAAGAATGTTGAATATGAAATCTCCCCTAATGGTGGTGGTTCGATGAAAGATTCTCTGAAAATTATCAAAGCAGAAATAGAAGCAATGTTTTGGTTGAACCCAAAACCATCTTTTCGCACTACTTCTAAAGCAATGAACATTCAAGTTAATGAAGCATATTGTCATTTGTGTGCAACATCATCGGAAGAATTACTTCGTTTGAATTGGAAAAATTTCATAGAAGATGAAAGTCAATTGGACGATTACATGCGTAGATGGGAAGAATCTACTGATGCCTTTTCGCAATTTTCTGGCAAATTAAAATTCAAAAATTCTCGTGGAGAATCTATGGGCGAATGGTTAGTAAAAGTTCGTCCTCTCGGATCAATAGAAGAAGGAAAAGATTATTTGTGGAACGGGTCAATTTATCCGTTCGATCAAAAATCAAAAGAGTGTGCTAGGAATTTTAATATTCCTCTGAATTAAACTGGAGGTGCTTCCTCTACTGGTGGTGCTTCCTCTGCTGGAGGTGGTGCTTCTCCACCGCCCAAATCAGCTTCTTCGCCACCTCCTATAGCGGCTCCTCCACCTCCGAAGTCTGGAGGCATACCACCTCCGCCTCCACCACCGCCACCTAAGTCGCCGCCTTCTCCTCCCGCAGCACCTTCAGCTTGTTGCGCTGCAAGTTCTTTCCAGTTAGGTCCGTTGGCTTTAATTTGCTCAATTTCGTATAGGAACTCTGCTTCATTTCTCAGGAAATGGCGATTAGCAAGAATGTCTGAATCTTTCCAGTCCAAATATTTTTTCATGGCAAAAGTTTTGGAGACAAATTCGCTGTTTGTAATACTGGTAAAGGTGTTAATTTTTAGTTCCAGTTTTTGACTTTCTCTCATGTCATAGAAATTCGTCGGAACATTAAATTCCACTTGAATATTATCTTCGAAAAGATCGTATTCTTCGAACATTTCTTTGAATTTGAGATGAGTGACAAATGCTCTTTTGATACCTTGGGCAAATCTTTGTTGTTGACGGATGATCATCTTCGCAAATTTGAGTTCTTCACGAAGCATTTCTGTTCCGTCATTATAACCCGTTTCATTGTTAAGACGAGAAGTTGGAGTCTTCAGAGAACGATAAAGTTTCTTAATGAACCAATCCAGCGGTTCCATGTTACCATCTGATTCTTGACCACCAAATGTTTCAACAGTTGTTGCTTCTTGTCCTTGTCTCTTAGCAAACCAGAAAGAATCCAGAGTAGATTGCGGTGCATATTTTTTAACAATATCACTTTGATCCAAATCGAAAGTCTTGGTAGACCAATATTGGGATTGCAATTTTCTCAGATATGCTTCAGCTTGAGGAACTGGCAATCTACCAACATCAACATTGAAAAGGAAACGAAGAGGGGCATGAACCATTCTATGGATAACCACAGAATCTTCGATCATCGAAAGCTGTCTATAAGCTCTACGGCAATTCTCAATGAAAGGAATAATAAAATCTTTTGTTTCATTATATTGTCCGCTATTCACATAAAGAACTTGGTTCTTTTCAAATGGAATATATTCATAGCGTTCGACTTTTTTATTATCGATGCTAGAAAAAATAGGCTTTTTATAAATGAATGCTTTGACCAACATCGTCTGGATGTTGTCATAAACGGGATCAAATTGATCAGCAGGAAGATTTTTAATAGCAACAACACCTTGTTTGATATAATCATCTTTCAGAATCAATTCGAAAAAGAGTTCACCTTCAACAAGAAATTGTCGGAAATAATGCCATCCATTGTCATCCAAGTCCAACATGGAACAGAATTTAGAAAATTCTTTTTGTAATTCTTCTTTTTTATCTGATTCTAAATCAGCGTTACGGAAATTAAGAGTTACGATTTCCCCATCTTCATCGACGTTAATGGTTTCATCACAAATCTCATCCAAAGCATCTGCCACTTCAGAGTAAGCAGCAATCATACGGTAGTCTCTAAGACGACCTGGTTTTTCTTCCGATGCTTGGGAATACATCAAATCCGTAAAGGATTTGTCTTGGTAAATTGCTGAAAACGCTGTGTTATTCCAGTCGTTATTAAGAGCTACGGAGTTTTTAGCAATCGCTTCAGGTCTACGTAACCCGATTTTTTGGAAATATTTATATTTCGTATTCTTTGCTTCATCAGGAGTTTGCTGAATAAAATTCCCACGATTCTTCAAATAGGATTGCATATTCCTATCAAAAGTGGAGCCTTTACCATCGCTCCCTTGATATTGTTTGTTTGAAGATGGTGTTGTTGAACTTCCTATACCCGCCATATTTATTATTTAGGGGGATTTGTCAATTATTCAATTTAATTTCTAAAGTATTTACCTTCACCCTTTTCCCATTTTTGGATTTTTAATAGTTCGGCTCTGGCATCTTCCAAAGAATCTTGCATCATTCTCAAGTATTCATTATCTTCGTGTTTCATACCAGCTTTAACCATATCATAAATCTCTTGCCAAAGTCTATTTATAAATTTTCTCTGATCTACAACCATACTAGATTCAGGATTAGCATCCATTTGTTCTATTTCATCATAATATTCTTGTCCATAACCCGGCCCATCTCTGAAACCATGTTCATTAGATTCTATATATAATTTAGCAATTGCGATCTGATCTTTCGTAGTCATGATATTATTTAGTCAAATTGTTTTTTTTTTATACGATGCCACCACCAAACCCTCAACATTATCAAATTCACCAAATTTGAATTTTTTACCATCTTTGGAAACAAACACTAATCTATTATCCTCAATTTCAAATTTAGAGAAGGTTGGATTCATTGTTAATTTTTTCAGACTGTGATGTTCTAAAAGTTCCGACATTTCATCAAATCTCACGATAAACTTTTCAAACGTATTTGGATCATGCCATTCATATGAGTATTTTCTATCATAACTCTTGTCAGGATTTTCAGTAACATATATCTTACAACGGTGTTCAAAAAATTTCATGCTATTATTTAGGGGGATTTGTCAATTATTCAATTAAATAACGTATTATATCGTTCTGGTTCATCTACCATCGGATTATAAACATCATCCCAACTAATATAATCTTTTAGAGTTCCTTTAGAAAAATCATACGGAACCCCGTTTATTTCAACCCAATGGTGCGTCATCAGATTTTGCTCATCACCATCTTCATCATAATATGGTTCATCCACTTCTATCTCCCCGAAAACTTTTTTGGCGATTGGAAATTCATCGATAATATAACTCACGATAAATTGACAGTTTCCGATTTCCTGATTATCCACGAAATCTTCCCACGACTCCTCACCATGATATTCAGTTAAAGAATTTTTAATATTTTCTACGATGTTATTCGAATTTAAATTTTCATAAATCAAGCCCAATTCTTTAAAATAATCACTCATTAAAATATTTAATAAGAAGCTACCCATCCAGCATCATTTGCCGTCACGAAAACCATGTTACCTGACAAATTTTCAAAATAATTGGAACTTAGCGACACCGTGACAATATTATCGTTCACCACCGTAATCGCATTCTCTGGTAATTGATAGGCGGAAATCGTGGGGAACTTGGCAGTGACAATTTCGGTGTAAATCAATTCAGGAATATTCGTATTTGCAGAGAGATACCACGTATTATTGTAACCAAATCTCTTTCCATAGAATTGGAAATTTCTTTCGTTCAACTCAGTCACAACCAAAGAATCTCCTTGATGAATACCATTGATGAAATAATTGGTGAATTCGGGATATGCACTGATTGATATACTGTCTGTTTGAACACCCTCTGCACTGATAGCATCGAAGAGATTGTAATCACAAAATCTAGTGCTGACAGGGAGGGCGTGGAAGTCTGCATTCACGACATAGATCGGTGATTGAGTCTGGTTATAATCCTTGAACAACCAACCTTTGATCGTGAATGATGTGGATGCAGAAATTCTCCATTTTGTATCAGGTGACAAATCTTTGGGATTTTCATAAGAAATATCTCCCGACCACTGAATTTCTGAACGAATCTCATCGATAAATGGTAAATTAAATTTCTCAGGAATTTTCCAAGAAACGATAATATATGGATTACAATTTACGACGAAATTCTGGATGATCTGATCCAGATCTTCTTTGAAATAACAAATAATGTTCACATCCAGAGTGAGATTTACTGGAATTGGTGTTGGAATTTTAGCAAGTCTATTGCTAGAATCCAACTGTTTCCTATACAGAAATTGATCTTTATTTGAAATCCTAGAAGGATCACGAGCTAAACTTGTCTGCTCAATCGTTACTACTGGCAGTGTCAGTGTCTTAGCTCTATCAGAAAGATCATGAAGGACACGGTGTTTAGGCCCGTTTACATACCGAACTTCAATTTTCTCCTTCGATTGTCTGGTTTTCGCATCGTAACGATACACGAAAGCATCGTCAAATGCTGCAACAAACATATTGAGGAGTTGGGAATTTTCGAAAAAGTAACTGTAATCACGCATGAACTACCATTATTTAATGCTAGAATATCCGATTAAACTTTTTATGAAAAAATCATGTAAAAATCATTAAAATTTACTAAGTAATAGAGTATGGAAACAATAAAGAAAAAAATAGAACTGTATGTGACTTCTGAAATGAAGGAGCAAATTCGTAAGATTGCTAAGAAATCTGGACTGACTATGACCGAGTATATTAAAAGAATACTGGAGGAAAAATTAAATGAGACTCACTGATAAATTTGAAAAGAAAGCTGGTGTTTATATCATTCGAAATGAGGTGAATGGGAAGTATTATATTGGGGAGACGGTGAATATTCACAAACGAATGAGTGAACATAAATCACATAAACATCAAGTCATATCAAAAGCTATTAAAAAACACGGCATTGAGAAATTTTTCGTGGAAGTTTATTATCTACCAGATGTTGGTAAGAAATTTCTCCACGATCTGGAAGAACAATTAATAATAAAATACAATTGTTTAATTCCTAATGGGTATAATGTTTGTCTTAAAGGAACGGATAATACTGGTAGAAAATATAGCGAAGAAAGTAAAAGGAAAATGTCATTAGCCAAATTAGGAAAAAAAGCATCTCCAGAAGCTAGGCTAAATATGAGTTTGTCTAAAAAAGGTAAGAAAAAGAAACCATTCACGGAAGAACATAAAGAAAATATTAGAAAAGCTAGATTGGGTGTCAAAGCTTCACCAGAATCTATTGAAAATATGAAAAGATCACAAAAAATCCGAGCTAATTCAGAAGAAGGTAAACGGAAAACTGCTGAGATAATGAGAAAAAGATATGAAGACCCCAATGAAAGATTGAAATTATCCTTAAAATTAAGCGGTGTCAACAATCCACAATATGGTAAACCCGTCCCAGAAGAACGAAGAAAAAGAATTTCTCAAAGTTTAATGGGAAATAAAAACGCTATTGGAGGGAATAAAGTTAAAAATTCCCAAATCCAATCGGACGATCTTCAAACGACTTAGTGGAAGTGTTTTCTTTATGATAATTGAAAATATCAGCCAATGCCATCTCTTTATCAATTTTAACATCAAGTTCGCAATAATCAGCCAATCGTTGACCATCTTCAATTGATAATTCTCCGAAACGGTATTCCAGATAAAGTCGTCCTTTACGAAGTAATGCGGGGTCAACTTTCTTCAAATCGCAATTAAAGGTGCAGATGATACGCATTTTCATACAGTCGCGGAGGAACCCATCGGTCATGCCCAAAATGTTTTGAGTTCCCGAATTTCTATCAACGGAAAGAATCTCTTCTGCATCTTCGATCAAAATTACACAACCGCGATTTTCCAACATGAAAGATACAAAAGATGGTTGGGAAATAACCGACACCATGGATGGGGGTATGTAGATTACATCTGCATCACATTCAGTAATTAAATTCTTAATTAGATTGGATTTTCCACTTCCAGGAACCCCGTGAAACAACATTAAACTTTCAGGATGTTCACCTTTCACAAACTCAATTATTTTATCTTTTGGAAATTGTGATCCGTAATATAAATCGTATCGCCCGTCTTTAATTTCAATATTATTGAAAGTGGTCTTTTGTTTATACAAACCTTGAGCATTCTGAGCGATCATGTAAAAGTTCTTTTCCGAATCGGGAACGAAAAGAACGTTCATATCAATTAACTCCCCCAACAATTGTTCGATAGCATTTTTATTTTTAAGAAGAGGGCAAAATGATATGGAAACAACTCCGCTTTCCAAACCAACGAATTCCACATCTTCATCATCCTCTTTATCAATTTTGTTTTCAGGTAAACCGAAATTACAACGAACCATCAAATATAAAAATTCGTTGAAATAATATCCAGCTTTGAAATCATTGATTTTATATTGATGGGTGACATCAAATTTCCATTTTCTGAAAAGATCATGGATATCATTAAGTCTTCGAGCATCTACTAGATAATCATCGAGAATAATAGTGTTCAGAGAAATATTTCCAAACTTCTGTTCAAATTCTTGAGGATAGTCAGAAGGATTCTTAAATTCACCAACTGAATTCACCCAGTAGGTTCTCTCCAGTGCTTTTTTGATTGTTTCTTTTAATTTGCTCATATCAGTTAAATCTGTCTAGGAAGAACTTGGGAAGCTTCTTCTTGTTTCTATTAATAGCATCAAAAATGCTCCCGTCAAGTATATATGTTTCACACCAGTCATCATGTGCGCGAACACTACGACCACAAGCCTGAAGCAGAGTCTTGAGCATAGCATTGCCATACCAATCCTTATCAATTTTCATCAACTTCTCTACTCGAACATCTTTTGTAGGTAGCCATGGTGCTTTCAGAATGATTTGGAAGCGAGACAAATCACCTTTCAAATCCACGCCATATGTCATTGACGGAGATACCAAAATGGTCGGTTCGCTGGACGATTCATGGATTTCCAAAAGCTGTTCATTATTCACTCCCGCTTCTCTACAAAGCAAACGATCTGATTTTATATTTTCTCGAATATAATCTGCCAAATATTGGGTGTGCGTGTGGATGATACCTTTTTCATCTTTATGATGTTCCATAATACCTTTGATCTGTTTCACCAAAGTTGGAAGCATGGATTTCAGATTTTGGAAATTTAATTTCTGTTTCGCCATGATGTGAATTGGTGACTTCTCTGGATTGAAGTCTGTTCCAATATGGATATATTCATGATCTTTAATACCAAGAGCTTTACAATAAGCATCAGGATCAATAATCGTCGCAGAAAGAATGACTACCTTTTCAGCATAATCAAACAAATATTTTGAAAGAACATCAACTTTCAAAGGAATAAATCGAATGGCATTTTCCAATCGTTCTACGATGTAGTCGCTATCATAGAAAGTATCAACCAACAATTGCAAGGAATTTTGAAGATTGGTGAGTTTGGTGTATTCCTGTTTCTTTTTATTGAAAGTGATGATATCCTTTTTATTACTATTCTCACCAAACCAACTTTTGTATTCTTCTACAGAATTTGTTACACTGTCTGCGACTTTGCTAACCCATGCCAACACCTTGGTTTTGTTATTATCATCATTAGGGAATGGCGTGACGAGTGTTTGAGTCTTCATAAGAAATGGGATATCCACTTCACATGTAAATTGACCAACTAACTGCTCTTCCAATTCCGAACCCTCATCGCATACAATGATTTGTCTTTTCTTGAGATGGTTAGGAAGAGAGAAAAACATACTGTAATTCAAAGCAGAAAACTTTGATGTTAGCATGTTATTACGAGAATTGTAATATGGACAACGATTAGCTTTCCAACACTCATTCTTCTGATTGGCAACGTAAATACATGGTGCGACATCAACTGATAATGTATCATCCACATCACACTGGTAGTTACTCTTACCTTTCAGAACTCCCGTATCATCGAAAGTATTCTGGTATTGGTCTTGGAGTGATTTGGTAATCGTCAAAGAATAGCAACCAAATGAATCGATGTCTTTCATCAATTCTGCACCATTTTCAGCAAATACGCTATAATTCTTTACGAGCCGTTCAAATTCAACGGGAACATCTTTAGATACATTCCCAAGGGTTTTAGCTAAGTGTGTCTTACCTACCCCCGTGTCTGCATGGACGATTATGAATTTTTTACCATTCTCAAATGCTTTTTCAATGGCATTGAGAGCTTTCGCTTGTTTATCACGAGGGTTAAATCCCTCTGGGAAGTTTAATATTAAGTTACGCATTTTTTAAGATTTCAATTTCACATCAAAATACATTTGATATGGAAATCCTACCACGTAATTTTAAGATGTCAAGACGTAAAGATAATTATCGAAAAATTTGGAAGCATCTGACTTGTTGATTGCTTTCATCTTCCAATAAACTTCTTCAGTTCTTGGACAGAATGCGCTCAGAGCATAATCAAAAATAAATCCATTTTCGATTTTTTTAATATCATAAGGATAAGAGATTTCCCATTCTTTGGTTTCATTATCTTCCTCAATTTTAAATCTTACAAAATTTTGTTTCGTGTTAAACATTTGTATTTTACCCCCTTTGATTGTTCGGGAATTTAAAACAAATTTCACATCACGGAAAATTAATTTTTTTAAATGTTCTTCGATTCTATTCATGGATAAGGGTCGAGATTGAGTTCGTTGTCCATGTATCGCAATTTCTCGTTTGGACTCATGGGGAATATATTTTCATTGAAAAACTTCCAAAAGTTATCATCTGCTGGGATTTTTTGGACGAGGTAGCACATGTCCATTGAGACATTTCTAAAGTCCTGCATGAAGATATCCCAAGTGACAACCAGATCATGTCTACGCTCATCAACTTTTTTGGGGTCGAAAGAACCTGAAAAGTTCAAAGTTGTCTTACCATTATAAGAATTAAGAATCTCCATACTGTTCGTACACAACATCTGGCGAATATAAGGTCGTCCTGGTGAGCGTTCAGGTCGCCTACGAACAATTAATAAATCACAAATATTACTTTTCAGTAATCTTTGCAATTCACTTCGTCTTAATTTTTTCAGCATTTACTTCACAAACGCCAAACATGCGCTGTTCATTCAAGAACAAACCGTTCTTCACTTTACCATGACCTGTTACTTCCAAATTGGTGATTGGAATACCCATATTATTGGGGAACACTACGATATCACCGACTTCAGTGTATCGCACGTTTGGTCCTTTGAGGATGACTTTACCTTTTCTCCAAGCATTATGAACTTGAGCAACAGGAATTGCAATTCCACCACGTAGGATATAGTCACCTGTTTCTTCTCCTGTGACCAAATCACAATATTCAAGAAGCATCACATCGTCAAAAAGTTTGGATAGACTATAATCATCCAAACCAAAATCACTTGGTAGTGCTTTATCACTAAGGTCAATGTGGGATTTTTGCGGGGCTAAAACATCAATAGATACGGACATGAAAGTATTTATTAGTATAATTTATTTGTCAATCAATATTTGACAATTTCCACCGTGCTTAACTTTAAATGGCGTATTAATATGTTTATAATGCCGCACTAAATCATGAATCATATTCAATTTATCATAATCTGGTTCTATCCAATAGTGACCACCTTCCAATTTCATATCTACCAATTGTTGATATGCTATTTTATCTATGGTATCATGGGGGATACATGATAAATGATAATTGACACCCCCATAATGGTAAACAAAATCAATATTGTTATTATCATTTTCCTCTAATAAAGTATTCCGATCTTTCAAATCATTACAAATTTTAATATCTTCTGCGGGTACAGACGTAACATCTTCTGGAATTTTATATCCCCCAACATTATACCATTCTTCTTTTTTGAAAGAAATTGAATTAGGTGATGAATTACCTATCAAAAATTCATCCCCATATATAAGATAACATGGAATATTTCTATAAGCTTTATTCTCATCATATTTTGAAATGTGATTACTAATTCGGTTTGGTAGAAAAACATCATCATCGTCCAATGGAAATATTAAATCGTAATTTCCAACGGAAATACCGATATTTCTTTTCTCTGGGAGTGTCATTTTTCTGTTACAATTTATAACAGTCACATTCGAATAATCACAATGCAGTGTTACATTTTTATCATCATTGATGATAACTAAGTGTTTATCATCCCAATCCTGTGATAAGAAAGATGCTAACATCCTTCCCAAATAAGGAATTCTACCATATGTGGCGCATACAACAAGACTTTTCATTTTTCTCTTTTTTTAGATATATATTTGATATTTTTTCTTTTCAATTTGGGAATTACATTTTCAAAGAATCGAAATGTTTCTTCGTCGGTATCGAATATCTGTGAGTATCTATTTACTGTCTCATTAGCATAGTTCAACAGATCTTTATCATAGAAACTCAAGTAACGAGTGACCATGTATGGTGAAAATTCTTCCAACAATTCATTGGTCATCTCACCTTTCTTATCGAAAAGAATATGATTTATACTGTTAAACATAAGCGATTATTGATGATGTTTAGATACTCCTCACTGATCTCACTACCTAAAAAGTTTCTATTATTTTTAATAGCCATTTTAGCAGTAGTCCCACTTCCCATGAATGGATCGTATACCAAATCGCCTTCATTTGACCAGCTTAAAATATGATCTTCTGCTAATTTTTCAGGGAAGATTGCTGGGTGTTTGTATGCAATTTTATCATCAGAACCATAACCACCTCCTTGTGTATACTTCCAAATATTACGTCGAATACCAAATTCAGGAGCGATCTTACTTTCATATTTCTCACCCATAGTCCCATCTGCTTTTCTACGCTGGCGAGTCTTACCCCAACGCTCTCTCCATTTATTTGGTCTGTCGCAAATAGGATTGAATGTTTTGACTTTATCTTTTGATAAGACAAACATATATTCAAATGCAGGGTAATATCTATTTTTCACTGGTGAGACTCCGCTCTTCTCATAAATGATAACATCATGTAATTTGAAACCAATTTCTTTGAAGTAAAGAGCTTGTCGAAAACTCGTTCCAGATTTATCGCCATCTTTAGTCTGATCACCAACTACCCAAACAACAACTCCACCTTTTTTAGTGACTTTAAAAAGTCCTTTGGCTACATTTTCAAAATCAAATGAATAACCATTATAAGTTCTCAAATCATCATATGGAGGACTGGTAACAGTTAAATCGATAGATTCTTCTGGCATCCTATTCATAGTATCCAGACAATTTTCATTATATATTTTATTAATTTCAAACATCAACTTTAAATATTTTATCGTGGTAGATATCAGTCGCTTCTCTATCATTCTGGAACCACTTGGAAGGGAAATAAGATATCTTATTTCCAATCAAAGCTGCCCACCAAGAAAAAGTAGAGTTGCTCCCCACTACGATATCACACTTCGACATATATGCAAGCTCTTTAATATCAGATTCTGATTTCATTATAATAAATTCTTTACCTTTAAATTCTTCTAAAACAATTTCAGGTGAATCTGTGAATACAATAATTTTATTCCCCTTCACATCTTCAGGTGTGAAAGTATCGAATAATTTATTGAAGTA